ATGCCGATTAGACGCTATCTGGACGACAAAAGCTTTGACCCGGAAGCCGTAGGGGTGATGGGGAGCGCGTATATTTCTCTTTGTCAACAATTAGGAATCGATCCCACCGCAGATAACTTAGATACGCGGCGAGTCGCCTCTGCTGTCATCTTCGCAGGGAAAACCAGCTCAGAATTAGAGGTAATTTTGAAACGCGCCCGCAACGAGCTTGGGGTGGGCGGCGCAATGTGATGCGTTTTTGAGAGGACTACTTCGTAACTCGCACAGCGGTTTAAATTCCCCGCCCCTTTTACCCCTACCTGCCCGCCTATTTCAACGCGCGTCTGTGAGAGAAATAGGAATTTTACCCCTCGTTTTATTGAGGTTTTTTAGCCCAAAATCGCTAAGATTGTGGCGAGATTGGAATGGGCGGGAGAACATCAATGAGCGAGATCAAATTAAGCTGGTCAGGTATTGGTTATGAGCGGCATCAAGCGCTGATTACTGAAATCGGGTTGGTATCAATCAGATTCAACGCTCTGGAACTATCTCTCAGAAGCATATTTGTCCATTTCATGCCGAGCGCCAGAGTTGGCGCATATATTTTTGAAAAACTAAGCGGGTTCCAGCGGAAGTACCTTTTCCCAGAAATTATAAATTGCTCGTACATCCCGCAACCGAACCAGATGCAAATACGGGAATTTTTTAATTACGTGGAAATCGCGATTTCAAATAGAAACATAATCGCGCATTCATTTATCGAACCGCTAGAAACTGGTTCAGGGCCAACACTAAGATTAAGCGAATTTATTAAAAAAAATCCGATAGAAATAAAAAGCCTTGTGATCAATCACTCCGATCTCAAGACAATAGCAAATGATTTTCATGCGTTGGCAGTCTGCGGCCATTCTATTTACAGGTATCTTTTCCGTCTAAAGCTTGAGCGTGAGCAAGCATGGACGCAAGAGCATGAGCGTATTTTGGACGGCACATTTCCAACAATACCTCAACCGCCATTGGGACTGGCATCTCGCAGTAACACCGATATGCCAAAAAATCGCAGATAGTATCAAAGGTTTCATTGCCAACCAGCTCGGCTGCGAGCCTCTCTTTTTCCCAATTGGACATATGATCTTCCATATCTAATTACTTTTCGTTTCGCCGAGTGAATCGACCTCATCCGCCTCTTTGATAAGCGCCGCAGCCAGTGCCCTCGCAGCATCAGGCTGCACAATAATAATCTGGTCTGTGTCCATCTCGTCCTCTTGGCGGATAACGATTGCGCCCTGAGGGTTGGGATAGACTGCAACGGCATCCTGTTTCGGCACGACGACTAGCTCCCGGTCGTTCCAGTTAAATTCTTCCAGTCGCATTACAGCCATTCGCTCCATGTGACTTGAGCAAGTCGCAGGTTGCCGGAATGCCCCGTCTCCGTCAGGAACCAATGGTCCCACGCATTCGTGTTGTCTGTACTCGTGATGGTGCGACCGCCGCTTTCGTTATTCGTTTCCGTGAAAGTGATCGTGCCTAACAGAGTGCCATCGGAAGCCGAGGAAGGCGCAGCGCCATTCTTTCCGTAGATGCTAAGCGTAATACTAGGCGTTCCAGTCGATGAGAAACCAACATCGTTACTTCCATAGATGACAGCCTCTGCAAAAATCTTTGGCGAACTCCAGGTCTTGCCGATATAGGTTCCGCCAGTCGCGCAGGTGGTCTGCCCCCTATTCGTCGTTCCGTCAAAGGCGTTCGTGGAGCGGGTCGAAAAATCCGTGATAAGCGTTCCCGCCGTTCGATCAACAAGTGTTTTAACTGGGACATTTTCAGACGATGGACAAAAAATCGGGATCGGGAAAACCATAATTGTATTCCTCTCTTAAAATGATCTGTTGTGAATTGCTTTATCGGTTCAACATGCCACCTTGCCCGCGATGCTTCACGATGCGGGCGTCAATGATGTTCTCAACCGTCTTCTGAAATGTTTTCGCTACCGCAGCTGAACGGATTGCTCCCGTTGGGTCGTTGCCGTTTGGATCTTCGGGCATTGTGATATTGCCGATGCTGATACTCACATCTCGAATACCGCCGCTGCCACCCTCAGCACGCACGCCGAGTTTCCCGCCAATGCGAGTAAGCGGCATGATCGCCTCTGCACCCGCCTCACCCATCAAGCCAATGCCCTTTGCGAAGGGGAAGATAGTCGGACGGTCTACAATCTGGCTGCTGAATGCAGAGATGCCACGCCCAGAGAACACGTTACCGTTGGCGCTAGGAACAGGCCCGCGCAACCCAGCCCAAGGATCAGCAGGAGAAGCACCCGGAACAAACCCGCCAAAGATAGACATAAGGCCGCGAGCAATGGGCGCGGCAATCGTCATGTTCACAATCATCTGCTCGATGGAGCGGATGATATTCAGGCCCATCTGTTTGAACGCATCACCTGCTCTTGTGGCACCAGATGCAAGATCGACAAGTGGATTGGAAATGCCGTTCGTGATGCCCTGGCCAAGTGTATCAAGCTGAGTGCGTATCGAAGCAGACGACAATTCTAGTTGCTTCAATCCAGGAAGCGCAGCAGCGGCAACTTGATTTTGCATATCAAGTGCTTCGATATTCTTCTGCACCGCTTGCGTATGCTCGCCCAATGCACGGACAGCGGGCGGAAGGCCAGCCATCACCTGAAGGCGAATATCCTTCTCTGAAGCGAGGCCGAGTTGCAGTTTACCGCTTGCAACTGTCGCCTCAGCTTTCAAGCGCGTCTCGGCTATAATTGCATCGCGCATCTGCGCGGAAACCTGAACGCCAGAAAGTTGAGCAAGATTCAGCTCTGCATTCTTCAGCTTCACTTGTTGGTCAACTGACAGAAGTTCGCCCAGCAAGGAAAGCCGTTGTTGCAATTGAGTGTTGAGGGTCTTTTCCCATGCGGCACGCTCGGCTGCATCCTTAGCCGCTTTGCGATTATCGAACGCACTAATAACTTGCCCGGTAGTTTGCGACGTATCGAGGCCCGCAGACTCATCGCCCACAGTGAAGATACGTTTCTGGTTTGTTAGGCCAGCATTGTATTGGTCGGAATATTCCTTGGCCTTCTTGAAAAAGTCATAGGCAGCCACAACGGCACGCTTGAACCCATTTTCTAGCGTAGCGCCAAGCTGTTTGAATTTATCGTCCAGCTCCTGAGCTGCCTTAAGCTGATCGTCCCGAAACTTTGAGAAGTTCTCCGACTGCGCGCGGATGGCCGAAGGCCCCTGCTCCATCAAGCGGAGAAATTCCCGCGTAGCAGGCAGTCCAGCCGCCTGGAGAATGTTCATCTTCGCGGTTTGGCTGGTGGCCTGGGAAACCAGCTCCGAAATGCGGAGGAAAGCATCCTCAGTCGTTGTCAGCGTCGAATTGGTCTGCCGGAATAACACCAGCAGATCGCCAGCACCGTGCTTGGCCTGTTCCACCTGAGCGCCTAGTGACGAATACGCATCGAGAAATGCGGTATTGCCGATGCCCTTGTTCCGGGCAGCGCCAGCAAGGCCCTGAAGCGAACCTGAGTCTGTGCCCGTCCGGCCAGCAACGTCCCCAGTAATAGCGAGCGTCTCGTTCATCTTAATCAGCTCGGTAGTCAGACTTCTAATCTGAGCCACGGCCAAGCCGGTAAGAAATCTACGAGTCAGCGTGTTCGCAAAATTGTTAGCGGTCGTGTTGGCCTTTGCCGCCTGCTTTTCAAAGTCTCGCGTAGCATTGCTAGCGGCAACAACCTGCTTGGAATTGTCGTTTGCAGCCTTGCTTGCCGCATTGACCCGAGTCTGCATCGCTTCGACGGAGATGCCAGCACGTTTGGCGGCTGCCTCTAACGCACCTGAATATTTAGCGGCTTTATCAGTCGCGTTCGTGAATGCATTTATAGATTGAGTAGCTTTGTCTGCGTTCGTTTGAATCGCGACATTGAGAGTAGAGGTAGCTGTAGACATTAGGCTTTCTCAACCTCAAGCGGTTTGCCGCCATTGGCGAGGCGAGAAACGTAATCAGACAGCCCTTCCACCAGTTCCGGCAGGCCATGCTTTAGCAATTCGTTCTCGATGTTCTCTTGCTCAGCACCGCCAAACATTTTTGGGAGCTTGTTTGTGCCCGCCAAAATGACAAATGCGAAAAATGAAAAATCGAATTGCTGAATACGGCGCAATGCCGGAAGCAAACCACCAGCAGCACCGCTAATCGCAGTCACCGCTTCGCGCGTGAATTTCAGATTGTATTCCTTCTCGCCAATTTTAATTTTAACAACATCAGTCATTTCTCAATCCCTGCCTTTGTAAATGCGGCCCCTTCAACGGCCCGCAACTGCTCTAAGTTCAAAATCAGTCCGCGATTGTTCACAAAGTCTCGCACTTCAAGCCCGCCATCGCGGAACAGCTTGCCTTTTGTCTTGCCAAGTATTTCATCCTGCACGGAAGCAGGTTGCTTCCTGATCCATTCTGAAAAAGTTGTTTTCGCTGGCACCTGCCCATTCATCGAGGCGCGCGTACCTGGTGCAGCTTCGTCTAAATCAATGCCAAGCTCGCGATATGATTTGGTTATAGCTACGAGCGTGCAACGGCAGCCACGATGCAGCGGCGGTGCTTTGCCGTCATCGAGATCAAACATCTGCCCATCTAATGCGCCACACGCTGCGCAAACATGCGAGTCGAGGGCCGATAACCAAACGTATCCCCTCAAAATATCTGCATTCTCTTTGAAAGTCTGTTGGCGTGCATAATTCGCCATCGAGCTAGTGGCGGTACGCACAAAGCTTTCTGCGGATTTACGATTGATATTCGCAATCCCATCTTTGAAACCGTTGGCCCTCGTGCCGACAATGCGCCTGACGATTTGCTCATTTGTCTCGCCTTGCACATACCCAATGCGAACAGCAGCCTTGATCCTATCGAACGCGCCAAGCGTAAGATTATCGCGCCACTCGTCTAACAAACGGCCATCGAACGGTATTTCCGAAACCGCTGCGCGTAATTGCTGAGCAGACGGCGTTACAAGATCGACGTTTACGGGAATGGCCTTTTCAAGCGCCCTTGCCTGCCAATTGACTTCATGCTCGGCAAGATCGCCGAGCGTCTTTCCCATTCTGATATTAATTTGCTCGTAGACGTTGGAAATAATCTGCTTGATTGAATCCAACAGAGCTTCAAGTCGATTTCGCGTGAAAGAACTGGTGTCACCAGACGCATCTCGCTTGTGTATTTGCTCGGCAATATCCAATTCGCTTTTCTTCAGAAGTTTCAGAACTTCCCGCACTTCTGAGTTAGCGAACTTGTGCAGATTAACTTCATGCCGCAGGTTCAAATCAACAAGATCATCATTGACGCTATCGGCCATCGTTAAGCGGCCTCGCCGTCAATGTGTGAGCCGTCAGTCTCGATCCGATGCATCTCGCCAGCAACGTCCACATCTGGAGCCAGCATATTTCTGCGCTTCCACTCTGATAGGAACGTTTCCTGCGATAGGAATCCCATGGCCCTTGCGCTCAATAGGTCTTTCGCGTCGGTGTCGGGTCGAATATCGGCGGTGAAATCAGTCGGAACATTTACGGAAGCCGATGGCTTCAACCCCATCCAGTCGGCGGTGAAAACAAGCGCCTGATCCAGACAATCCTTCAAGCCAAGCGCCCATGTTGCAATTGCGCTATTGGACTTCGACGCATCAAGAGCGTTCGCTGTCGCGGTAATATTCCCGCTGCCCGGCTGCATGGGCTGTTTGGCTAGCCGCTGAAACTCCCGAATGTCCGCTTCAACGTCCTCACGTATCTCCGTAAGAACGTCTGCCTGGGGAGAAATATAATCCGCATCACCAAGGCTTCCCTCACTTTCTCGCGGGAACGCAAGAACAACTCCGGGGCCGACTTCAATCTCTGGAATTTTCCTGCCGTAACTGTCTTCGGTCTGCGGAACCAGTTCCGGATCAAGGCCACGGACTTTTAACATTGGGAAGCCAGCCAGCGTGAGCGTTTGCTCTTTACGGCTTAGCTTCTGATAGATGTGAATGTTTTTATTGGCGAGTTCGAGCAGCGGAGGTTTCGCACCGAAATTCCCAAATCGCTGGCCTGTATAAAACGGAACGAATGGCACGTAACTCAGCGACGTTTCGCCCTCGTCTATTTTTTCCGGGGCGGCACCAGACACCACTTGCCAAAGTTCAAATCTGCCCGGCTCCAGAACGCGAATCTGCTCTACGATTTTCTCCCCGTAGCCATCCTGCTGGGTTCGACGCTCCCTAATCCGCATGTGGCGGACAAACTGTTTGCCGCCAACCATTTCATAATAGCAAGCGAGAATGTCTCGCGCGTGTACCGGTGCCCAATATGGGCGAAGGCCCAACCGCTTTTCATCCGCCAATGTTTTTGCGTTCGGGTCTTTCTTCGGGAAATCGACAATGATCCCGGCGAGTCCGTCTGCGATACCGTTTAGGAAAATGTCACGAGCAAAAGTATGTAAAGCATCGCCAGAACCATTAACGTCTGCGATAACATCGGAAATCCTCTGGTCCAGAACATTCTTGCTTTGATCATCGCTCGTGACTGTCAGCGGCGTAGCGAATGGCTTGCCTGCAATGTTTATGAGCGCATCTTCAAAACCAGGCCACCAGGGGGTTCCGGCTTTTCGCCTTTCGTAAACATCGTTCGGTTCCTTTTTCCACTTGGGAAGGTATTCAACCCCCGCTGCCTTTATGGTTTCCTCGCCACCCCGCACATCCGCAATCTTCCGCAACCATCCCGTCATGTCGCGGTGATCCAGCGAAAGCGTCGTAACGTCTGCCTGTTCTTGCTTAGGGTTCTTCGCCATCACTCAGCCCCGCCTTCATCGCGGTCGCCGTCAATTATTTTTTTTAGGCGCTCTAGTTTCTTCGGGTTCGCGTGCTGAAAAGTTTCGTAATAGTGATCGAAGTCGAACGAATTTAAGTTGCCGTTCGACTTCGTGGAGATTCTGCGCAGACTAGAGTCGGCTCCTGTCGAGATATCCTCGATGATCCCGCTTACGGCCTGAGCGTTTACACCAGTGAGCGCCCGCGATTTCACGAGTTCGAGCGCCCTTTCGGTATCGGCAATCGCCTTTTCCACTTGGCTAACTTCGTCCATCTCTTCCCCAAATTTCGAGCGGAGAAATCCCTGCTTGGTGTTCTCGTGAACTTTCGGATCAATGCCAGACATTTCCGGGATGGCGTGAACGACCGCATCCATGATGGTCTTTGCTGACCCATTGCGAGCAATGAAGTTGTGGCGATCTTCCACACTCATGCCCCGCAACATGGCGCGAATCTCTTGGCGCTCACCCTCTAAGTTGGGATCGGGCTTCTCCAATACCCACCGCTCTTTCTTCTTCGCGAGTGCTTGTTTTTCTTTGGCTAGCGCCGCCCTGGCCTTCAGCAATGGCTCGGCATGGTTGGCGGCAACCTCAAGTGCATATTCGGCGCTAACTCTCGCACCTGGTTTCCTTGATTGCGCGCCCTTTACGTCCAGCTGTCGGCGCAGTGTTTTTAGATGCTGAATGCTTTTCTCAGCCTCTCGAAACACGCCAAGGACTCGCTCGGCGGCAGAGTCCTTCGCAATTTCCTTCGGCAATACCAAAAATAAATTGTTTGCTTCTGAAAAACGGTACGGGCGAGTTTCGCCCAATGTGCTTGAACGAATATCTCGTTGCGCCTTAATCGCTTCTGCCCTGCGTTCGGTTTCGGGAGGAATTTCAAATTTGATATTTTGAATGGGCATTAAAACCACCTATGCTGCGATATTGTAATGAGAAATAAATGGAAGTGATTGGCGAGCTGTTTTTGAAGCGAGCCACGATGACAGGGCAGCGGCGTTCGCGAAATCGTCATGGTCGCCTGCCATGTGATCAATCTTGCCGCCTTTGACGATCAGCGTGAGAAATTGCTCAAGCAACTTCGGATGATCGAGAAGTTCAATTTCACCGGCATTTATTTGCGGCTCCAGCTCTTCGTAGAGATCAGATTTTGACAGTCCACAGACCTCATATTGAATTCCGTATTCCTCGAAGTCGGCGCGGAAGGTCTGGCCCGCGTACCTGTCACCGCAAACCTTGCGGATGCCGTAGCGGCGCAAAATTCCTGCAAAGCGAGTTACGGCATGACGGGGGTTAAAGGGCGCTTGCCCGCGTTGCTTGCCGATGAAATACTGAACGATTTTTCCATGTCTGTTGCCTGACAAGGACAAAACTGCGTCGTCGGAAGAACCGCCGCTCATATCGACGCCAGCGTAAAGCTTCACGCCATCTTCGGGCGGCAGGTTTGTTCGGCCCACTACAATCGCAGCCGTTATTTTGTCTGGATCGTAGAACGCACCAGACGGCGCGCCAGGCAAGTTGTGATGCAGACGGCGAAACTTTGTCGAAGGCAGACGACGACGCTGTTGGTCGATATATGCTCGGCCTTCGGGCCAGCTCGACATTGATGGGTTAGCCCGCTCGTCGGGCGGAAGATTTGCAAATTCAGGATCGCTGCATTCGCCCGCGCTGTACCAGGAAAAATACATGCGCGGATCATCGCCGCGTCTGCCCTGTGATTTCATGTCAACAAGCGGGATACCGGGATGATTGAATAAGGTGTCGTAGCTCGTGATCATTTGCAGCGCGTCGGCGCGGTGCGGGTCGAGCGCCAGGGCTTCAAACAAATCCCAGTTTCGGTAGCCGTGGATTTCATCAAATCCGATGAACAACGCTGTCTTACCGTGTGCGCCAGCAGCGTCACGAGCGGGGAGAATCTTCAAACGGCTTTCGTTATCGAGCCGGATGATTTCGTTTTGATTGATCCTCAGCGCGGGCGGATCGTTCTTGTCACCGCCGATCAGGCGTTGCCCATCAATAACCGGATTTACGGCCAGCAGCTTCTTGACGATTTCAAGATCGTTGCCCGCCTGCTCCTGGTCGTTCGCCAGCAGGTAGCAATCGTTGCCCAGAACGGATTTCCACGCCAGGAAACGATAGAGCCCCGCAAGAATCAGGTCGCTGCTTTTCCAATTCTTTTTCGCGCGTCCGCAGAGTGCCAAATTGTATTGCGGCGTGCCGTCAGCGCGGAGCGTCCAGAGAATATCAGTGAGGATTCTCTGCCGGTACGGTTCCAGCACCTGCAACAGCGGGCGTTCGTCGAGCCAACGCCATTTTGAGAAGAAGTCGAGCGGGGGGATATTAGGGGATGGAGTCAATGCAAGACTCCCCCAGCGTGCCAAACGCGAATGCGGGATTTATTCGGTCCACGTGCAATAATCGGACGATAGAGCAGATCGTCTGTCGGGATTTCCTGCCGGGGGTCTGGTTTCGATGAAGCAAGTTGCTTCCACGATAACGACCTTTGAGACATAGAACGCCCGCGATCTTCCTGCATCACATCAGGAAGACCACGGGCGAAATCGACATGCGTGTGGTGGCCGTTACGGCCACGTTTTCTCAGACTCAATAATTTAGCTTTCAAATATCGGTTGCCGGGGATATTCCGCAGCAACTCAGGAGGCTATCGCCTCATCGGCATTACGCCGGAGTGTTATGCGCTAACGCTTAACTCTCGCACGACAGCCATAAGCTTGTCGTAGGTGTCAGACTCGATCTTCTCTGCGGCGACAAGATCGCCCTGGACGCGTCGGACGGCCTCCTGTGCCGCCTCAACCTCCTTAACGGCGTCCTGGTGCAATCGAAAAGCCTTAAATAATTTGTCCAATTTCATCTCCAAAAATTACTTAGTGAAACTCAACGCCTTCGGCTTACCGCCACGGTCCTCGCTCGCGAGCAGAGCATCAAGCCGTCGAAACGCAATTCCCAACTTCCTTGCCGCCTCACCTATCTCTGCAGCCCTATCAATGGCCGCTGATACGTTTGACGACTCGATGGCCTCCAAACGGGAGAGTTCAATCTGACAGCGCGCACAGGCCCGCGCTAATAGCTTCGCCCGCGTTGGGGCATCAGCACCGCCGTGCGGCTCAAGCAGCTCCAGAGTTAAATCCCGGACGGCCCTGCCCTCGCGACTCCGCAGGTCTAAGCCATGCAGTGCTGGCTTGTTTGCGATGGCGGAGCGATTGGCCCTAGGTAACCGGGCGACCTCGACAGATTCCAGCAGCAAATATCCCTCAATCAAAATCCGAATGGCACTGCCAAAGCGGTGCCCAAAATCAGCACCATCGGCACATAGCAATACTATCAATATAGAACAAAACGTGAACAAATGTCAAGCAAAATCTTACTATTCAACACCTTATCTGCATTATACTTTAGTCTATATCAATGCTTGTTCGTGTATTGCTCAAATACAGGAACCGCGCAGATCGCCCGCAAATGCGGATTATACAGATTATGGCTGTGGTGGTGTCTGTATTTCCACAGTTTATATTTGTCCTTTATCACGTCACCGCAATGCCGAATGAAACGCAATTCGTCTCACTCAACCTTTTGTCACCACGGCAGAAATCTGAATCCGTGACACACCGAACGACACATCTGCCACGTTTCATCATCAAATGATGTTCTACCGCCTCGCTACGACACCTCACTTCGGGACCTAACGACAAATCCCTTCCCTAATGACTGCACACAGTTGGCGCTATAGGTTGAAATTCAACAAGTGTGGTTCCGATACCAGTAAGTATAAGACTCGGCGCACTACTTGTTGAAAATGACAATCACATTGCGGCAGCCTTCTGTTTCTGCTTGCGCTGCAAGTAATAAAATTGGTTTTTCGTCATGCCCAATTCTGCTAGAGCCTCGCGTTTCGCCTATGCACGCCGTTCGTATTCCTCGCGCGGCATTTTTCCCTCTGCCAATCTCGCGGCCTTTCTGGCTTCTCTGCTTCGGGCATTCTTTTCGATGCGCTGTATTTCGTCCACCTCTGCGCGGGTCTTGTCGTAGCAAAAGATAGTGCGGATTCTTAATCGCTTCCGCTCGTCGTAGGTAAGCCGGATCAGTCTGCCGGACTGCTCAGCATCCAAAATTGGCGGAGTGTCTTTGCACTCGGCTATCACTTGTCGAATGATATCTTGTGCGGGCCTTCCCATCTTGTTCATCTCGCACCAGTTCTCCATCGCAAATTCCATTTCCCCCTTAATTGGTTTTATGAAGTGATAGGCAAACGCCAGCATGATAATGGCGTCGTCCTCTCTGAAGGTTACTCGCCGGTCACGCACAACCTTGCCTATTTCGGCAAGCCGAGTTTGATTAAAGTTAAACTTCCTCTCGACTTTGAAAATCGACGGCTTCTTTTTCTTCTTTGGAGCACGGCTCTGCTTCCCTTGAGCGGGTTGTTTGGGATGGCTATCGCGTTCATACGCCAAGCTAGGCACCAGCGGCAGCCTTCAACCTTTTCAAGATTTGAAAATGGTTCCAGTCCTCAACATCGGCTGGCGGCGTCCGAATGATGACTCGTCGTGGTGCATATGCGTCCTTCGCGGCCTGGGCAGCCTTGCGCCCAGGTTCATCGTTGTCCGCATAAATATGCAATTCTTCAATCTGCTCCGGGATTTCAATTTTATCGAGACGGGATGCGCCCAGAGTTGCCCAGACAGGAATGCCTCCCCAAGCCTCGGAGGCACTCAAGGCCGTTTCAACGCCCTCGGCGATTCCAAGTACACGAGTTGCCTTCGACATGCGGGAAAGGCGAACGGCTCCCTTGAACATTCGCCCTTCTGTTCTGCGCGGTATCTCGACTGAAGCCTTCTCACCACTCCATGTAAGATACGTTCTTTGCGTTGCGAGAACGCGGGCCTGGGAGTCCTGTACGGCAGCCACCATTACAGGCAGCCACTCACCTTGATATTGCTCGCGGCAAAACCTGATGCAGGCAGGGATGGCCACATCAATGCAGCGCCGCCGCAGATATGACTCAACTGGAGTATATCTGGCGCTCGAGCATTGTTCCCAGAATCCAGCTGCGGCAGGGTCAATTTCGATTGTCTTGCTTGTCGTCGTCGGAATAACGCGCGGCCTGAAATCAGACTTGGCAGATTCCAGCAGCCCCCTTGCTCGCAAGGCAGACAGAATTTCCTCGCGTGGGCAATTGGCGTAGCAATAAACCATCAGCGCCCTGTCACCATCGGCAACACGGCAGGAGGGATTTTTATCGCCGCGACCACGGCCATGCCCAGGACAAGGGCACGGCACAAGATACTCACGGTCAGACTGTTGCTTGCCGCCAAGGGCAAGCCAGATATCCCGTGCTGACATTGCGATTAAGCCGCTGCTCGATTGTCGAGCTTGGCGGCCAACCAGTTGTCGATTTCAGATTCCGACCAGTAATTAGGTGAAGTCGGTCCGTCACATAATTTGATGGGCTTCGGAAACGCGCCGCGTGATGCAAGGCGGTGCAAGGTAACCTTGCTCGCGCCGATCCCCTTCAGTTTCCGCAAGTCTTGAAATGTCAAAAGTCTCATTGGCCGTCCCGTATATGTTTGTCTTGCTAGTGTTTGGCCGAACTCAGATTCAATTTTCCCTGTCCGTCTGAAACGCTACGGCTACGCTTTATTTCCATAATCCATTTTTTATGTATTTCTCGCCCAGATCGAGCATTTCAATGTTGCGTTTTAGTTTCGCCTCTTGCTTCTTCAAGTAGTCGCGGGATTTTCTAACCTGATCCCACGTTGCATCTCCGAGTCTGACGCCAACACCGGGCAAGACGTAATCGAGACCTGGTGCTTTATTCTTGTCGGGCAACTTGCTCATATCCGTCTCCTTGTTGGTTGAACTTCTTTTCGCCTGTTCATCACCCTGCCGGGCGAGCAAGGATTGGGGAAGGGTTTTGGAGCAAGATTTTTTCAAATGTTCCTTGTTGTGGCGGGCACAAAAACACCCCCCTCAGGCTCGCAGCGCCACTACGTTCGGAGCCCCAAGCCCGAATAGGTGTTTCAGCTTATTTTCCCATGCCGTTAGCGCCTCGCGCTTGCGATCGTCGAAATCAGAAAGATCATAAACCGCGAGAAGGCCCCCCAACTGATGGGCCAGCACCGCCTCAGCAACCACCACAGGCACACGAATATCCGACAGCCCCGAACGAACCGTTCGCCGTATGTCGTGAGTAACCCACGGCGGGCATTGAGCGTCACCCGTCATTTGCAAGAGCTGCTTCGACAGCGCGCCATCAATCGCCCGCTTGCCGAACGAATACCCAGTTATGGGCAACTTCCCCGCCCTGCTCGAAAAGCAATATTTACCGCCCTCAAAGCGAGGGAGGCCGTTGATGATATCCAGCGCCATCGGCGGCAATGGACAGATATGTTTCCGCTTCGATTTCATCCGGGATGCCGGGATCCTCAGAAGCGAATTTTCAAAATCAACTTCTTCCCAGGATAGGCCGGCAATTTCGCTTACTCGCTGCCCCGTCAAAATGAGCAACTGGTAGATTTGCTTCCATGGATATGAGAGCTGTTCGGTAGCCAGCCACAGGGCCTTCAATTCGATATCATTCAGCGTCCGTTCGCGCTTGCCCTTTGGCCCGATAATTTCCCTCGCATCAAAATCCGCAACAGGCGACTTCCCGTCCAGGCCGTATTCCTCGATATTCCGCGCCCATTTGAAGATGCTGCGGAGCTGGCTCAAACATGCCCGCGCTTGGGATCGTTTTCCCTCCCTAACCAAGCCGCGAACGAAAGAGACGATCTCATCGTGCCGGATATCAGAGATCGGACGATCTCCCCACAGCTTCACAAAGCGGTTACGAATGTTGTTCTCGTAATTTGTTCGCTTGCGAATGTGAATCAGCTTCTCGGAAATGAACTGTTCAGCAACGGAAGAAAAAGTTGCCTTCGATTTTCGCGCGTTGTCAGCCGCCTCTTTCCGTATTTCAATCTTGGGGTCGATCCCCCTCTCTATCAGCCCACGCCACTCCCTAGCCTTCTCGCGCGCCTTCGCAAGAGAGACGTTCGCTTGTTTCTTCTTATTAGGTGAATCCACCAAGGCGGTTGAATCAAAATGTCCTACAGCACGGCGTGTGGGATTGCTTTCTGGCCCGCCGAATCTCGCGAGCAGGAAAAAGGTTTTCTTGCCCTTCGGAGAAACGCGAACGCCAAAACCTGGAATCTCGGTGTCGAAGACTTCGTAGATTTTATTCTTGCCTTTTAGTGAAGCCAAATAGGTGTGCGTCAGATTTCTTTTCGAGTGAGCCAT